GATCTTACCAAATATAATTTTCCAACTCTTGTGTTGGATGTGGTCAAAGAAGTATTTCCACAGGTAGATAGTTTAGAAACAATTCATCAACATTTAGTAGGTAATCAAATTGTTGCTCTATGCGATCATGTGCAGAATTCATTTGAAAGAAAAGATTTCATGCAATTGTTTGATCAATTTGCTGAAGAATACATTGCACCAAAACTCAATGGTAAAAGATATTTGATCAAAAGAAATCCAACACTAAATTGTGTGATTCCTGATCAACAAAAATATGGAAGACGTTTGCCATTTCATCAAGGAATCTTTTACAGCAATGGCAGAGGTATGGCCACCATGTGGATGCCATTGACCAAGACTAGTGGCACAAATTCTATGTATATTGCAGGCCTAGAAGCCAGCAGAAAACTTACACTATTTGCCATACAAGAAAAAATGAGTCAGGAGACATTTGAAAAATACTGTATGCAAATTAGTGCTCCTGTTGAAAAAATGCCAGGTGAAGTCCACTTGTTTACACAAGAACACATTCATGGCAATGTTAACAATGACACACTCCAAACTAGATGTGCTGTTGATTGGCATGTGCTTGTAGAAAGTGAAGAATATGGCATGCGTGAACCAGGAGGGTTTTTTAGACTGCCTGGTGACCATGAACAATCAGATGCTCAAGACTACAGCAATATGATATTCGTTGCATATGTGGGCAACAATACAAGATATGATAAGAATATTCCAATACACTTTCAAAGGAAAATGATCAATGACTATTGTGCAGATCGTGGCATCAAACACACTGGATTTATTTTTGAAAATGAGTTTTTAGATTGGCTGCCTATTCTCAAAGAAAAAATATTGGAAAAGCCTGCAGGCATTGTGATGCTGAGCATCCACAGTTTACCAAATGATAAAAAAACAGCGAATGATATTCTACACACAGCATTAGACAATAATGTGCAACTGCATTTTGCAAATGAATTGTGCAGTTTGAAGTCAGAAAAGGATTTAGAGAGAATAGAGACTTATCTTTCATTTGCTGTGAAGAAGAAAGGACATTATCCATGGGAAGTATAGTTTCGAGTCATAATGATTGGGATCCGTTGGAGGAGTGTTATGTTGGAGTCGCCACCAATGCACAATTTCCCAAAATCGATAAAAGCACAAACGCATTTGTTTTCTCTACTGAAAAATATGAAGACATCAAAGATCTAGAAGGTCCTCTTGATCAAAGGATAATTGATGAAGCCAATGAAGATTTAGATATTCTTGCAAGCACACTTACAAGTGTTGGCGTGAAAGTAAGAAGGCCCACAGTGCAGGATCACAGCAAAAATTTTAGCACACCAGATTGGACCACATCAGGATACCAAACGTATTCTTGCAGAGATTTGTTGTTGCCCTTAGACAATTTAATTATTGATGGTGCTTCACCACACAGGAGCAGATATTTTGAAACAAGGAGTTACAAAGATTTTTTATATGAAGTCATGCAAAATGGCACAGAGTGGATCTCTGCACCCAAGCCACAACTTTTAGATGATTTGTATCAATTGGAAAATCTAGCAGACCCTACAGTGGTTAATAATGAAATCATTTTTGATGCTCCTAATGTTGTGAGATTAGGAAATGATCTGTTGTATCAGGTCAGCAACACAGGAACTCTGCTTGGTGCACAATGGCTTAAAACCATACTTGAACCTAGAGGCTACAGATTACATGTTGCAGAAAAATTTTACTCATTTGCTCACTTTGACAGCACAGTGATTCCGCTACGTCCTGGACTGGTGTTGTTGAATGGTGCAAGACTGAACAACAACCATTATCCTCCACTCTTTAAAAATTGGGACAAAATATTTTTTCCAGGAGATAAAATTGTTAACACACCATCTGCATTGCCAGACAACATTTCTATCACATCGCCTTACATAGGATTAAATTTACTCAGTGTAAATGAAAACTTGGTTATCTGTGATGTCAATCAAACACATCTACGTAAAGAGTTAAACAAACATGGAATCGAATCCATAGGCCTTGAAATGAGGCATGCCAAAGCACTAGCAGGTGGATTTCATTGCGTCACATTGGACACAAAAAGAAAAGGTCAAAGACAAGATTATTTTTAACGTGTAGACTTGATGGCATGATAGAATGTCGCATCTGACATCAATACTATTATCCAAAAACTTAAAGAACTAGGCATTGTGCCAAAGCCAAGTAATAAAATGAATACCAGTATGAACACATTTTTTAATATGTGCGACACATATAATCGTGTATGCTTTTTTGGCACACTGTATTCTATCCAATTGTTCATCTTGTTTTTATTTCCTTCAAGTTATTTTGTTTCCATTCATCAGTAGTTTCAGATAACCCCCAGATTCTTATTTCTTGAAGGGTCCTATTACACGCCATACAAAAACCATTCTTTGGATCAATTTTACATACTCTAACACACGGACTTTTTATCATTGATCCTTAAAGTATTTTTCCAACTTTCCCTCTTCACCTGAATGCTTTTCATAGTCTGCTAATGGATCTTTGGACTTGTCTATGTTAGGCCATTGATCCGACCATTTTGTGTTGAAGTCTAACCATTTGTTATCTTCGTCTAGATGATCAGGAATGATTGCTTCTTCAGGACACTCTGGCTCACACACCCCACAGTCTATGCATTCTTCTGGACTTATTACAAGTGTATTCTCACCTTCATAAAAACAATCCACAGGACACACGTCTACACAAGAGGTGTGTTTGCACATGATACATTTGTCATTTACTAGATATGTCATTACCGTATTGCCTTTTGATTTCTGTCCACTCACGTGTAGTTAGTTGTGCATCCAACACATTTAAATCTGCTTGTTTCATTGCAGGATAATACTCTTGCAGTTCTTTCATTTTGGATTTTACAGAAGTTTTTTTCTTCTTTGGATAGAACCATTTGTGAAACATTTGGAATGTTGACCCACACATTGCTGTGAGTCTCCACAGCAATGATTTGTGATTCTTTGACAGTGTCCACAGATGTTTGTTTACATTTTCGTTGACTTCTTCAATGTAGAATTCTTGTATGGCTTGTTCTTTGTGTTCAACTGCCGCTGTCCACTTCATTGACATGTATGGCGAATATAATTTTTTGTCTGCATCTGACAATCGATCATACCAAGTTTTATCTCGTGAATCGACTGCTCGCATCATTGATTTGATGTCTAAAAAGTTTCCTGGCATATTATATTATAACTTTTGTTTGACTGTAGAATCAAGTATTTTTAATTTGGTAATTAACTTCCTAAATTCATCTGGAGTAAGCATGTTAGGACCATCGGATGGTGCATTGTTAGGATCATTGTGGACCTCAAGAAATACACCAGCAATACCAAGAGCAACTGCTGAACGACACAATGGTTCAACAAATGTTCTGTCACCACCTGACGATTTGCCCATGCCTCCTGGTTGTTGCACAGAGTGTGTGCCATCCATGATGACAGGATAGTGATCTCGCATGTGATGTATACCACGCATGTCCACAACTAAATTGTTGTAACCAAATGTAGTGCCGCGTTCTGTGATCATAAATTTTTTGTTATCTGGATATTTGTCTTTAATGTTGGCAACTTCTTGATAGGACAAAAACTGTCCTTTTTTAACATTCACCCAACAATTTGTTTTGGCAGCTGCAACAATTAAATCAGTTTGTCTACAAAGGAATGCAGGTATTTGTATGATGTCAACAACCTCTGCAACCACACTGGCTTGTTCAGGTTGATGTATGTCTGTGATTACAGGCACGTCAAATTCCTTTTTAACTTTTTGTAATATTTTTAAACCTTTGTCTATGCCAACACCTCTTGCTGATCCGATTGAAGAACGATTGGCTTTGTCAAACGAAGATTTATAAACCACACGCATGCCTTGTTCATAACAAATCTTAACAATTTTTTCTGCCATCTGCATTGCATGATCTTCTGATTCAATTTGGCAAGGGCCAGCAATGATTTTAATTGGAGCATCATTGTGAAACTGCAAAGTTGGTAATGTTTGTTTACGCATGAAATAAATTGTCTAGCAGTATTGTATCTGTGTTGCGATTTATTTCTTTGATAAAATAAGCACATGGCGGATTGTTTTTCGACAGTATAGGAACACTGATCAACTGATTAGATTTTGTCCTTGGAAAGAACCATTCAACTTCGTTGTAGATATTAGTGATTCTTACTTCATTGTATGCAGGCATAGAGTCTGACACAGGATTAAAACAAAAAGCATGAAACAATCTATCATTCAAAGAAGTCAGCGGCACAATCTCCAAGTCGCCACACTCTGGATCACCTAACAGTATGTGCCAATCCAAAGGCATCTGTATTTTGCTGTTGCCAATCTGCAATACAGCTGATGGTGCTGAAAATGATTCTAAGTAAATTAATGGAATAAAAAAGAAATCAGGATTGCTTGTGTCTGAATTATCCAACACAGCGAAACGCATGTCTTCTTCAACGTGATCTGGCACCCTATCGAGCAGATAGGCTTCGTTCTCGAGTGTTAACAATTGCATATGTTTTATTATATGTGGATCTACTTCTGATAGTCAACCTTTGTGACTGAGAAAGGATATTGTGCTTCTCGATAGAACTTCTTGCGTTCTGTGAGATGTCGTTTGGAAAACTTGGCTGTAGAACACACATCCCACACTTGCACAAAGTCTTTGTCTTGTGCTTTTCTAATGCCTCTACCAATTGACTGTATCACTCGCACAAAAGATTTGCCTGGTTCAATCAACATGAGATTGAATATGCGTGGCAAGTTGATGCCCACAGCGGCCACACCATATGTGGCTACAATTACTTTGTCATCAGCTGTTTTGACATCATCATAGTGTTCTTTTCTTTCATCTGCCTTGGTTGCACCACGCACAAACACAGAATTAGGTATGGCTTCGGTCAGGAGTTCTCCTGACTTTACTCTATCCACCAATACCAATGTGTTACCAGATTGTCTCATCTGTTCAACCATTCTACCAATATAGTTGATGCGTTCTTGTTTAGTAACAAGATATGTTTGTTCTTCACGATAATTTTTGTAGTCTACATAGTCCCACATCTGTAATATTTCGATGTTACATTTTGCCAATAAGCCTTTTTCTTGGAGTTCGATAGCACTGACTTTGTTAATTACATCACCTAGTGATACATGCAAAGATTTAAATTCATAATCTGCTTTTGGAACTGTGCCAGTTAGTCCCCAACGGATTGGCACATAACCATACACATTAGTCAGCAGTCTTCTCAATACATCTGCTTTTGCTTGATGAACTTCATCCACAATCACACATACTACATCACGTTTGAATTCTTCTATTAGATCATCTTCTGCATTCTGTCTCTTTTTTTCAAGTATGTTAAGCGACTGCCATGTGCAAATTGTGTGTGTTCTGCCAGGCTCTTTTCTATCTCCAAAATACACACCAACATCAAGACCCATGTTGATGTAGTCCTCTTCTGTTTGTGTCACTAAAGACTTGTTAGGAACAATGATTATTGATCGACCATATGGTTCAATCATTTTAGACAGTGCCGCTGTTATGATAGTTTTACCTGCCGCTGTGGCTACTTCTTGTAAGCACTGCGGGTTGGTAATAAAATTGTTAATTACTTCAACTTGATGGTCACGCAACATTATAGGTTGCCCTTCATGTGTGTGTCCTTCTGGCCATGTGACATCAGCAAAGGAGTCTTCTTTAACTGGTTCAAACTTTAAGTCCCATGTTTGTCTTCTGTCATCTAAGTCGAACGTGTAGTTGTTGTCTTCTAGTATAGGAACTATGTCTTCAAGTAAATTTACAAATGTCAGTCCTCCTTGTGTAAAGAATGAAACTGTGCCATCCCATCTGCCTAGTTTTACTGCTGGCATAAAGCGAGCCCCTGGAATCTCGTATTTGAATTTGTTGGTAAGTTTTCTTCGTGTGACTAGATCAAGTCCTTCTAATTTTACGTTTACTTCATCTTTTATTATTATATTGCAATGCGGCAAGAACTGATCTCCAAAACCGCTGAGCCCAATTAGACTCAGCAGTAAGAATTATTTTGTTTACGTTTGATATTCTAAGTTCTTTTAACCTAGATTGCAATGGCTTCTGGTTGTTCGTCAACTACAGGCTGTTCCTCAACAACTGGATTCTGTGATAGAATCTCTTTTGTTATTCCTTGTGAAGTTTTTGTAGCAATGCCAGTGAATCTCATCACAGTGCCATCTTCTACAATTTTAAATGAACCAGCTGTTTTTGCAACACCTTGATCATCTAATTTTTTAACAACACCGTTAATTGTTCCTTCGGAAGTTGTTTTGCCTTCAACGAACATGTAAGTTCCGGAGTTACCTTTGTATGTTGTGCCTTCATGGCATAATGTTTCTTTAATTTTGCTTAATACTAATTGTGCGTTTGTCATCTGTTGTTACCTCTTATAATGTTAATACCACTATTATATGGTATTTTGCCACATACGTCAACCACAAAAAAAGTCGCTATTATATTGGCTCGTAATAGGAAATTTTTCTCACAGCATTCAGTTTTTGCACAAATTTAACAAATTGCTCTCTGGTATTTTGAAGGGAAGCAGGCCCCCAAGCAAGTTGATTTGTAAATTCATTTTTTATTCCGTTTTGTGAATGTGCAAAATTTGTTTCGAACCATCCGTCTAAGTCTTTAAGGTATGGCTTGTTGAAATGACTTATTGTTCTGTTTATACCAAACATAACATTGTCTGGAGCATGTGTTTTGAACCATAATAAATTATTTTCAATTTCTTTCCATTTTGCTGGATATCTTTGATATTCAAATCTTTGTCCTACATCGTCAATTGAAAATATTAATTTTACTCTAGCAAAGTTAGTCCAAATGTTAAACACAGCGTCTGAAACTTTGCTTGTTCCGTTAGTGTTGTAATATACTTCAGTTTGATCTTGATTTATTACTCGCATTAGATATCTTAAATGTTGATTGTTAAGCAAAGGTTCGCCACCGTTAAAATGGAGATATCTCACGCTGTGCCAATCAATGTGTTTAGAAACATCTTTCACACTGCTATTTGGTATGTCGTAAAATCCATTGCTATCAAATTCTGCAAAATGTTTTGCATCAGACAGCCATCTAGATGAAAACTTAGGATTACATATTGCACATTTCAAATTACACAAGTTGCCTAAATTTATTTCGACATTTTTTATGTGTGGATGTATTTTTTGCTGTCCGCTGGTTAATCTTCTACTGTCAAGTTTCTTTTCTTCATGTTGTTTGCA